GGACCAGATGGGTGACCTAGTTCGCCATACGCTCTTCCAGTCTTTACTTTCTCTGTAACGTATCTATTAACTTCATTTGCTAACATTTCTGTAGAATAGAAACGATTGTTTTGATTTTGTTTATTGCCTTGCATGAAGATGCCTTCGATGTACATGTCTTTCGTACCATCTTCTTTTGCTTCAGATAGGTACTTAACATCTTCAATAACTTCGCATATAAGTTTCATGTTTCTATTCCTTTATAGCGGTCCAGAGTAATTAGAACTTTTTCTAAACTCTATTGCATACATTGAGTTTGCAGAATTTGTGACAAAGACAATATTAGCAGTGTCTACATCAGTATCTACGCCCATTCCAGTTCCTGAAAAATCAAAGTATGTTGCTGTTGTTGGGATCTGTAAGATCTTATTGTTTGCATTACTGGTATTTGCTCTCCAATACGTAACATTTGCAACTCCTTCAGTATAACCCATTATCTGCGTGATATGAGCAGATACAACAGTTTCTGAAGAATTTGACTGTAAATTCGCAACACTAATATTGGTATTACCCCAAACTCTCAATAAGACTTTACTTCCTGGCTTATTAGTGATAATTTTATATGACATAATATACCTTATTCCTTACCAGAACGTTTAGCGGCATAGAATGCAGCTAGTGCCTGTTGCTTGCGCTGTTCTTTTGATTTACCAGCAAACTTAGGATTATCTGAGTCTTGGAAGTCTTTAATCCATGCACCAGCACCACTAGAAACTTTTAGCACTTCGTCCATTTGCTCAACTTCTTCTCTAGTATATTTGCCATAATTTAATTTACGGCCAGCTTGTGCAGCTCCCATTGTACGTTTTACATATGTTTTACCAGCATCACGTGCAATTGCTCTGTCGCCACCATCTGGTGAATGTTTTAAATTGTCCAATTCGCTTTTTGCACTATGTGCTTGGTTGCTCGCTTTTGTTTTGTAACGTGTTAGAGTTCCTTTTGACAGCTCATCGATTTGATCGATCTCTTCTTTTTTCATTTTAACACCGTATTTTGCCATAGCAATCGCTCGAGCAGCGGCGCGTTCAGCACGACCTTTTTGAACTGCATCATGGGCTTTATCCATAGCAGCACCTATTGCTTTTGCTGTTTTCTCTTTATCGTAAGGAGCTTTTTTCGGTGATATTGTTTTTACACCAGAAGCAGGAAATGCTCTCTCAACATCAGGCTTATATGTTCCTTCATCAAGTTCAACTTCTTCTTTCATCTTTTTAGGTTTATCATAAACATAAACATCATGATGTGCAGCATCAGCCTTGGCGATATTTTTAGGATAGCCATAACTATACTTTTTAGCATTAGGATTATTTTTACCTAAACGTCCCTTCATAACTACACGCTGATTTGTTCCTTTGTGTTTTGCTTTTAGGTCAGCAAGTCTCTTTTCACTTTCACTATCACCAGGTTTATGTGTAAATTGATACGATGTTGATGTGCGTTCCTCATCAACTAAAATGACATCGTATTCTTCATAAACAGACTCCGAGTCTTTTGTATTATACCCTTTACGGGTAGTTTTACGATCGATCTCTTTTACATTTTTACCAGAATAAACATCATCACCGTTTCCAGCGACATCAGGTGTTTTAACAACAATATGTTTATTCACAAAGCGCTTTTCGTCAGCTGACTTTGGAGAATATACTTCTAAAATTTGTCTTAAGGTCTTCATTTATTCCTCTTCTGTGTTTTCTGAATCCTCTTCGAAGTTCCAATCATCAATTCCCAATTCTTCCCACTCTTCATCTGAAAGATTTAAAAGATCTTCGTCATCAACTATCTCAAGTTCTGCATCATCGATCTCTTCGTCTTCGGGCCCATTGTCTGAAACTTCATCATCAGCTGCATTGGCATATGCAGATGCTTTAATTCTTTCTAATGTCTCGTCATCCATATCTGGATTAAACATCTTTGCACCAACTTCAATCTCTCTATCTTGAATGGCGGCAGCAACACGCTCTTTCATGATATCATTGAATGATTGCATAATATCAACTGGTTTTTTCTGTTGAGCAAAATCAATAATGTCTCTAATCTCAGGCATACTTTTTCTCCAAATTATTTATAATGTTATAATTGTGCAAGACGCTTTCAATTTCTTCTGCAGTTGGCTCTCCTTCAGTAGGAGCTGCTGCAGTAGGTGCAGGCGGATTATAGATTTCATTATTCATTTCATCTAAAATCTCTTTATCAATACTCTCAATCTCGTCTTCATCCTGCTTGAGAATATTCTTACGTATCCACAAATGAGAATAGTATTTACCAACATAAGGGTCAACACCCTGTAATGTTGATATTCTATCTCTCACTATCTCAGCGTTCTTAAGCTCGTCAAAATAATTATCACGTGCATAATCAAATTTAATATTTTGATTTATCTTCTTCCAATCTTCAGATGTCAGAATATTCTTTAAAATCAACTGACGTTCTAAAGTTTTAAGAAACAATGTCGAGAAACGATTGCGCAGTCTAGTAATAAACTTAGCAAATTTAATTTCGTCTCTCGATATCTCTGTAGCTCTTCCAAAGTTAAATTGAGTAGAAGGGTCTAATCTAGAAACAGGAACATTTAATGCATTAAATAATTTTCTTTGAAAATATAATACATCGTCAAGCTCCCCCAAGTTCTGTCCAGCTGGTAGGGTAGTGATCTCAGTACCCTTTCCACCCTCACGACGAGGAAGCCAAAAGTCTTCCAACATCGACATAAATTTACGATCATCTCTGATCTCACCAGTCTGAGCATCATATACAACTTTGTTCTTAAATCGTGTCATTACATCACGAAGATACTGTTCTGCCTTTATCTTTGGCAAATTACCTACGTCAATATAGAATATACGGCGTTCTGGAGCACGTGATATTCTATAGATGACAGTTGCATCTTCTAATGCACGAAGTTGATTTAATGGTTTAATCGCTTTATGCAGATATGAAAGTACTAGATCACCATTTAGATTCGTAATGCCACTTGTTGTATGCAATACAGAATCTTTTGCGATCTTTAAAGCGCCCATTCCAATACCTTGCTGCGCTGACCACGTATTTTTCTGCTTATCAAAACCTTTTTCATTGTAGATATAATATTCATTCGCTAATACAGGAATTGTAATATTAACATTCTTATCTACATTTGTTGGTTTCTTACGCTTACTTTCTCTGATCTTACGAATTTTACGTGGATCAATGTAGCGAATCTCTTGAATACCTGCTCTTGGATTCTTTTCGTCGATGATCAAATGAAAGTATAAACGACCATCAACATACCAACGTCTGAATAATTCATAACCTTGGTTATTAAATTCGAATAGAGAAAGAATTTCTTCAAACTCATCTCTAATTTTTTTCTTTACTGCTTCAGATAATTCTGGAACATCATCTAAAACAATACTTACGATCTTTTCGTCATGATCAGTAACAATAGCTTCATTCACAATATCATCGACAGCCATCTCTAGTTCAGGATGCATCGACATATCACGATATCGTGTTACTAGTTCACTCTCTGTTTTAATTGATCCGTCAAGATCAACATATGTTCCGTACGCGCCACCTTGAGAAATTTCTACTGCACCATCATCATATTTTTGAGGCGTAAAAGATACTGGCAGTTGAGCCATCTCATCTGTTTTACGTTTAATTTCAAATCCAAATAATTGCATATTATACTTTCCTTAGATTGCGATTAAAAAGGGGCCACGAGGGCCCCCTTCTGATTAAGAACCGCCAGCGTTACCAGTGATACCACCGCTAACTTCCCACCAATCATACTGGAATGTTACCTGGAACGTTTCAATCTGGTCTGTCGAATTCCAATCTAAATCAATTGCAGAGATCTCTGCTGGATAGATTCCATTAAATTGATATGTTCTGATTGGAACACCAGTCTTTGAATATTGAATTACTTGTGCCTGAGCTTTATAAAGCAAAGGTGAAGCAGCTCCAAATCCACGTAAGTTACCCTGTAATGAATTAATGGTGTTTGACCATTGTTCCATCGCGTTTCTGATTAAGAAGTCTTCATCGTTGATTACAGAAACAGTCCACTCAGCAAAAGTTCTATCTCCTGCTAATTTGATCTTACGACCAAAGTAAGGAACTTCGATAGTTCCCAGCGATGAAGCTGGGATCTGAGCAGCTTGTACCATAAACGGTACTTTAATATCTGCAACACTGTTCGCAGGATTCTGAATAGTCACCTGGAACAGTGAGTTACGAGCACCACCTAATGTAAGCTGACTTCTAATTTCGTTAATGTTAAATGCCATTTATGTTCTCCTTAATTAGAATTGGCCTACGATTTCGGAGAACTCAACGCCGGTTCTAACAGCGACGAAATTCAGCTGGATAAAGTTAATTGAACGCGCTGGTTTAATGTAGATGTCTCCAATAAACTCGTTTCTGTCAATAACTTCTCCAGTGTTGTTTGTTTCGTCACAAACGACCTTAAAGTCATAGATACCTCTACGTCCTTGTACATCTCTTAAGAACGGTTCAACAAGGTTTTTAAACTGCGCTCTTGTGAACTCATCGTTGAATTCAAATAGTGTAAACTGAGAAGCCGTAGCAATTGCTTTCTCAAGTACGATAAACAGTCTACGCACGTTGATACGATCGAATGCACTTGGTTTTGCTAATAAAGTTTTATCGCCGTATAAAACAGTCCCTTGACCTGGGAATGTAACAACTGGATTGATTCCAGCCTTATATAGTATATCGCGTGCTGCTTTATCTGGGTTATATGCAAGCTTAACTACGTTCTTGATTTGACCTCTATTAAAACCAGCTGGCGAGAACCATGGATCTCTTGTCGTATCTGTACGTACACATAGTCCAGCTGTATCTCCATTTAATGGGACATAGCGATAGATGTCGTTGTACTTATCATACATATACTTATATCCTGAATCTAGGACAGCATATGATGTTGAACGAAGACCATTTCTAAATGTTACTGTGTCATCTGCTTCATCTCTACCAGCATTTGTAACTACATCTGCTTTCTCTGGAGAGATAAACACTACGCAGTCTTTACGAACTTCTGCGATATTATCAATTAGATAGTTACCGATCTGCTCTCCATTAGTACCTCCACGTGACTTACCTGTGAGTACTAGAGAGATATCGACTTCAGCTGCACTTGCAAACTTATCGTACGCTGCAGTTAAACGTCCAATTGGAAGTTCTGTCTCATCATCACCATCTGAACCATTAATAAATGATAGTGTTAATGGAGCAGTAGCAGTTGAATCTACTAGATTTAATGCTGTAGCACGTGGTCCTGTTGTTGTTGCAGCTCCAACCCATACCCATGATGAATTTTGATTAATCACATCTAGGTAGTAGTTGGTCGAACCATTTTCTGTCTTAGCATCTGTAGCACGTGAAACATCTTGATAAACTTCAAGAACTGTTCCTGGAACACCAGTAACTTTACCGTCTTCGTCAACGACAACTACGTGCATAGCATCTTCAGCAGCTGTGTTTCCGAAGTTAGTAACGTACTCTGTCTGGCCTGGTGCTTTATCAACGTTGCTGAAGAACTCCCAACGACGATTGATTGTATTTGACTCAAAGCTTCCAGATAGATTGAATGTTTCTTCAAATGTGATCGTAAATGCAGAATCACCATTTTCTACACTATCAACTAGAACAAAAGCTGGTGTGCTGATTGACTTGATCTTTAGATACTGTCTACCAAATGTTGAGTTACCAGCTTCGATGACATCTCCAACTGTTAATCCTGCTTTTACAGTTGTTGCAATTGCATTTGTTGTTGCCGCTGATACACCTGCTGCATTAGCAATATTAACTGTAGCATTAGCTGAACCAACTGCAAACGTGATCTTTGTGTCAGCAATGTTCGCTGATGTATTTCCACGAAGATTTGTCGAAGATTGATATGCTGAACTTGTTTCGCAAATAGAGACTTTCAGCGAGTTTCCTAGTTCACCAGGGAAACGTGCAACGTAATGAACATCTGATTCAAAGTTCGTAACCTTAGTATCATAATCATCTTCGTTTAAAACTAAATGAACTAAGTTTGAACTAATAGTTCCTGTGTTTGCCATAGCGGTTAACACGCCATTAGCACCCGTTGCATCTGCTGTATTTGCAGCACGACTCACATATAATTTATTTCCATATGCTAAAAAGCTTGCTGCTGTGAAAAATGTCTCAGGATTTAAATTTGTCGGCTTACCGAAACGATTAACTAAGTTATCCTCGCTGCTAATTAGAACCAATTTATCAATTGGACCCCAACGGAAAACGCCAGCAATGGCACCTTCTGTACTAGAAACAGCGGGAACAACCGTAGTCAGATCGATTTCCGATACATTGACTCCTGGGCTGACTTGAAAAGGCATGTTATCCCCCTTAGATTATAATGTTTATGTAAATAGGCTCAAGTTATCTTTATTTATACAATTGAATTTTCTTATTGCATTCGCTCGAATTCTTCATTACTGACCATCCGGCCGTCTTCTTCTGGCATTCCATCGTCAAATAGTCCTGTTGGCATCATATTCTCTTCAATCTGCTGAATTTGATTTTTATACATTAACTCTCTTAGATTTACATCTGTCAGCTCTTTGAAGTATGGATTCGTGGTTAGCCAAGCAAATAATACGAGCGTCATAACTAAATCGTCATGATAACCATCATCAGCCTTATACGTTCCTCTTTTCTCAATAAATGTAGAAATTTCAGATATGATGTCTGCATCAGTGACCAAAAGCTTCTTCTCTTCGATCAACGACTTGAGAGTGAGACATCCAATTCGTTTAACTTTTTTATCTGTTTGTACACCATACACGGTACTTCCAGATCCACCAAAACCGCCTGATATAATTTGTCCTTTTGTGCTCTTATTCACAAAAAGAATATTCTCATATTCTAAATCTTGATAAAGAATATGTGCAACCTGCTCACTGGAGTTAATCTCCATAAGAACATATGCTTGATTATACGTATTTGCAATCTTATAGATCACATTTGGATATAACATCGGACTGATAGTATTGTTTCTATATTTTGCTACAATCGTATAAGGTACCTTTGTTATATCAACTACTGTAAATGCAGAATAATCTCCGCCGACACCTTTTGCTGTATCTGCCACCATCGTATATGTATGTCCTTTTTGAGGAGTCTCATATACGTCTAGACCATCAATACTATAGGTAATCTGTTTAGCTGACATCTGACCAATATGATCTGCACCAATCAATGTAAGCGACGATCCAAGGAACTTACATAGAACTTCCTGATTAAACTTAAGTTCTCCAAGCTGTCTTCTTTGTTCTTCTGCCCACTTCTCATCTCTACCAGGAATCTTCCAATAAGGAATAAACAATGGAATAAAGTCATTACGACCACTTTCAGCATCATTCCAGAATTTCCAGAAATGATTATATCCTAATGGAGTAGATGATAATAAGATCTTTGTTGTAGAACCAGCAGAGATCGTAGGATAAACAGAAGTAAAGAACTGTTC